AATATTTCCTTCACTGTCCACAAAAAGAGCGGGTGTTAAGACTGAACTAGTATCTGCGTTATAAGCATAAAGTGCATTTGTTGAGTTGGCACCCGCAATATTGAAAAATGCGTAATCGTTTTGAGTATTTGATTGTATTCTAGTTGAGATTACTGACACTGGAATGTCATCATTGTCACTTCTGGTGAATCTATATGATGTCATTCGTTCTAAACTGTCACCAACACCTGCACTTCCACTTGTTCCATAGAAAACAGCGACATAAGCGGAACCAGAATTGGTTGAAATGTGTGCACCAAGTTTGGTCAACCCTAGTTTAAACGCAGCATCTCTTAAATTATCTGTTAGATTTGTTTCCCAATACCCAAGAGAAGTTAGAATACCTATTTGGTCTGGACTTAAACTACCCGTTAATAGTGCGGCAAGGGTATCTGAGTCACCAGATGTCGTATCTGTTCTATATCTAGTAGGTGAGATGACCGTTTCAAAGTTTGAATCAAGTACTGTATAGGTTAATCCCGCTAGTCCGGCTGCCGTTTGATAGTCATCATACAATACTTTTCCATTTACGGTCAATAACATAGAAGATGAAACAGAACCTTGTGCATTTGTTACATTTCTACCCACACCTCTTGCATAAATGAACGCATTTCTTAAAATGGACCCTTTGTTGTGACCACCAAACAGGTTATTGATAGTCGCAGTTTTCATTACAGGACGATATGTAGACCCACTAAACGACCCAGAACGTATTAATATTCTATCTTGGTCAAAGATATGACCATCGGCACCATAATCTACAATACCAGCAGAACCACTTTCTGACCCCAACCAATCTCTAAAGAAGTCACTTAAAAGAATGTTCTCCGCTTTTCCTACACCAGTACGTTGATGTAGTACATATCCGTATGTAGTTCCGTTGTACTGGTCAGTATTAGTTAGAATATCATAAGAACCAGTAAACGAACCACTAAATGAACCTTCAAAATCTGCCATTAGTCTCTATCTTCCAGTTGTTTTTCCAATTCTTCTATACGTGTGGTCAATTCTTTAACAGCATCTATCAAGACCGGAACCAATTTACCATAGGAAACTCCATATTGTGTTTCTTCACTACCATAGACCGCTTCTGGAACATATTGTAAGACTTCTTGAGCGGACAATCCTATGTGTAATTTAGTATCTTCCTTGTCTTTCCAAGTATATTTAATTGGATTTAGGTTATTTACTATAATTAGTCCCCCCGATACATAACTTTCTACATTCTTGAGTCTTATGTCGGAGGTAGCAACAAAGTCATCGGCACTACCGGAACCAATTAACAGTAAATTTCCACCTTTATTTAATGTCATTAAATCGGTACTTGAAGCGTCTTCCCATTGTAATTCTTCTGGTGTAGTACGATATACTTGTTGTATTCCTACTGTATTGTCATTGTCATAGAAATATATTCCGTGGGGTCCCGCATAACTACCACCCGAACCTAAATTTATTGTAGCGGAGGCAGCTTGTATTGATAATGTATCTGTTCCATCGTATTGTAGGGTTGATTCACCCTGTAAGGTATTACTAGTACCTGTTCCCGTAATTAAATAATTATTAGTATTACTGTTAATAGTGGTGCCTGTTCCACTACCCAATGCAACTGAATTATTACTCGCAATAACAGAACGAGGACCATCTCCACTATCAAAAAATATTCCACTACTGTTTAAAACAATAACCGGGGTCGCTTGTGATGCACTTACACTGGCAGTAAACCATGAAGTTAGTGGAGGATTGGATTGGTTTTCCTCTCCCTCAACTCTAGTTTCTAAAGTAACTGTAATACCATCACCTTCGGTCAATGAACTATAACTTGCCGTAAAGAATCCACTAGTCGTAGAAGCATTAACAAATATTGTTCCCAAATCTATGTTAGTATTGTTTGAACCTTGTGCTAGTTTTAAAGTAGGAGTCAATACACTAACATAATCACCCCCACTGGAAGGGTTTGTGGAATCTCTTATATCAGTTATAGACACATTAAATTCAATACTATCACCAACCGCGTGTTCTCCGGCGCCAAATGAACCAATAATAGTATCAAATGTAAAATCTGTACCTTCTCCGGCACCGGGGTCGTATTGAGCAACCTCTTCAGTATATCCACTATTCGTCATATACGATTTAGCAGGAGTAGAAGTACTAGCATTTGGTCCAATAGTAATATTTGCACTATCACCAACCGTCACATCACCTGCGAAATTACCGTCTTGTGCATATAAACTTCCACTAAAGTATCCGGCGGAAGCACTAACTACACCGTCAATATCTAATGTAGAACCATCCCAACGGAGGTGACCAACCGAACCACTTAATGCAAATTGTGGACCTCCTGCATGGAACGAACTAGAACCTAAGAAAATACCACCAGAATCAAACCCAATACCATCAAATTGACCAATAGATAGATATGGATTCTTTGTTCCACCCGCTAATGTCATATTTGATGGAGCATTACCATCAGCACCACCACCCTTTGCATTAATTCCAATGTTTAAAGTATTCCAGATAAAGGATTCTCTAAATACACCCAGTTTAGCGGCAATAAACCGTTCTTCTAAACCAAGGAATTCCCAAGCCGCTTGTTCTGGGCCGGAACCAGATACGGCAGTTACACTTCCAGTAGAAATGTGGGGAGGACCATAATCATATACACTACCAGATGATGGTGGAACAGATGTATGGGTTTTTAGTGCAGCATAATATGCGATAAAATGTTCATCATAATCGTCTGCATAATCTTCTAACGGATACCCATCAAATGTTGTGGGGTCGCCTGGGACTGAACCTGACGCGGCGGAATACGCAGGACTCCACCACAATACTAAGTCAGTTACTTTAGTATTTTCTCCCGCAGATTGGTAGAGATAATTTGCACTACCTGTCCATTCTCCACGAACAGACAGACCGGGACCAACATCACCAGAAATAACCGAAGTTATTGAGTGTGTTACAGGAATTGTTTCACTTGTACTTCCACAACTATCTTTATAAATGACCCCAACGTATACGTTAGATGGATTTAAATTAGAAGGAGTGCCCGGTGTTATTGTTCCATCACCATTATCTAGGGTGGGCCCACCAGTGTTTGTTTGTGTTAACGTATCATATTTAAATGTTTGGTTAGTAGAAAGACTTGCATCATATGTAAAATTTTGACCACTCTGAACAACCGTGATACTAAAATTATCTGGGGACTCTGCGGCACCACCACTCTGTGATACGGGTTGTGATGGCGGAACAGCACTAACAGTAGATGCAGGACACGGGTTTTCAACCACAACCTTTGTTAATGTGAAACTAACTGTTGCCGAACCAGTAGTACTGGCAACAGAACCAGTATATATAACATCTACATTTCCAATAAATTTAGTACTACCAGTTATTGCAATCTCATCTTTATCAACATAAACCACACCATTGCTATCAAACGTCATAGCGGACGGTGAAGCGGATTGTGATGGAATTCCATATACTCTGGTTATTACAAATTCACTAATGCCTGGGGTTGGGTCGTTGTAAGCTAATTGATTACTTCCTTCAAATCCTGTGATGGTGACCGGAGCAACTTCACCAGTTATGATATTGGCTGTATTAGAAGTAATTGAATCAGTAGATGGGTCTGCTATAAAATTGATTACTGGTACTTCATCACCCTTCTTAGATTTACTAAATGATTGTTTTTTGGTGAAATAGTATTCACTACCTGACATACTTGCAGTAATAGCATAAGTAATACTTGCATTGTCTGCTGTCATATCACTTGGGTCACCAACTCTAATATAGGGTGATACTGCAGTAAATGTTCCTACGTCTATTGAAGAAGATGTGATTACAGAAGCACTGAATTCACCGTGGGTAAGACCATCACTAGTAACATCTGGAGATAAATTAGTTGCTCCATACAACAACTCAATGTCAGTACCACCACCTGTGTATGAAATAACATCTCCGTTATTTTCTGCGGAAAATACGTGTGATTCATTTGATAAAATTACACTAAACCCGTCTGTTCCCGGCGTAACTCCATAAAATTGATTAGTATCAAAAGCGACACCATCACCAGATTCAGTAACGTGTACTTCAATTAACTGTGCTGTGTAGTCATCTTGGGTTGGGGTAACAAACGAAGCTGTAGCTGTTGATTCTGACCAGCCGGGGCCTGTAGTAGATAATAACGAACCAGTTCTGTAAAAATTAAATTCATAACTTCCACCTTCAAGATTTTGCGTGGTCGCAGATGCAGTTATTGATGTCGGTGATGGGTCAAAAGCAAATTCGTCATATACGACCGAATAGTCGGATAATGTTAGTTTTACAACTTTTGCGTCACTTCCACTAGCACCTGCAACACCGTCAGAAGCAGTTATCGGACTACTAAAGTTTATTTGAACTGGGTTATCACCGGCATATGGTCCATTATTGACCAGACGACCAATACTTACGGAATGACTAACACCTATGACAACATCAGTTGATGAAGCTTCTAGCGATTCATATGTGTAAACACCAAAATTATTGTCATCATAATAGATGGTAACATAACTACCAGTTTTAGCGTGACCAGTAATATATTCTTTGGTATTAGTTGGGCTTTCAAATATTGTAGTAGATGAAGAATTACTAGCCCCAAATCCAATATAATTAACATCTTGAAAATATGATGATGTGGTAGCCAACGATGCAAATTCAGTTTGAGTCGTATCCCACAATGCCCATTGATTGTCTGCAATGGTAGGTGATGTTATGGTACCGGGAGTTGTATCAAAAGAGTTCTGTGAATCTGAACGATATACAATCGGTGGGAGTGCGGGCGGTGTTGGAAATCCTTTACTAAATCTAAAGTATACATTGGTTCCGGCGTCGGTAGATATAGCATCAGTTCCGTCAGCTTCATCGCGAGAAACATATTCTACACCAACAACCACAGAACGATTATCATTTCGTGGAGCCGATTCCAATGAAGTTATTTTATACTGATACCAACGAGCACTGGAACTCCAGAAGGTTACATGGTCCCCAATTTCAAGTGTATCTAATAAAGAGGAATTATCTCTCGTAGGACTATTTGCATCTTGGATATCCCAATGTATATAAGCAACATTGTTTATAAGAGCAGTATGAGAATTAACCCCAGAACCATCATCTAGATTAGATGTTGAAAGAGAGTATTGCCCGGGTTGGAAAACTGTACCAGTAGTTTGTAAATCATCATAAAGTAATGAAGCGTTAGTAGAAAATAGAGTCTGTCCCTCTTTAGATTTACTAAACGATTGTTTTTTAGTGAAGTAATATTCACTACCCGACATACTTGCTGTAATTGCATAGGTAATACTGGCGTTATCCGCGGTCATATTACTTGGGTCTGGATACCTGAAGTATACTAGCGATGATGTGGTGGCCGGAGTACCAACTGTTATATTAGTTTGGTCAATAACAGAAGCACTAAATTCTCCGTGAACTAAACCATCTGACCCCGTGTCTGGAATTAGGTTGGTCGAACCATATAATACTTCAATGTCAGTACCACCACCTGTATATATTTCATTTTCTCCATTGAAATCGGTGGGAATGACATGAGAATCATTGGTTAATATTATAGTAAATCCATTTTCTCCAGGCACAACACCATATACATTGACACTATCTTCTACTTCATAATCGGTATCTAAACTTTCACTTACCTTAACTCTAATTAATTTAGGATTAAACACATCATTTGGCATACCAAAAGATTGTGTAAATTGACCAATACCTTCGGCAACTACCGTTTGTAGTTCTACGTCAGTCGAACCAGTAAACCAAGCGAAATATGCAGATTGAGATACTATATTTTGTACACTAGCAGTTGCCTCAATAGAAGATGGAGATGGGTCTTTACCAAACTCATTGTAAACTATTGAATAATCACTAACGTTTAATCTAACCGTTCTTGCATTTGAACCGGAGGCGCCCGTTTCTCCATCTTTACCATCTAAAGTAAGAACAAAAGTCTCCTGAGCCAGTTGTTTATAATCATCAATAGAATCAAACAATGAACTCGTGGCAAAAAATGAGAATCCAAGATTAAATACGTCTCCCCCCGCGGAAACATATTCGTCCGTAAAAGAAGCAGAAACATTATTTGAAGAAGATACAATTACTGAACCAGTTAAACCAAATTTACTTGGTGAAAACGATTCTCCAATTCTACCAAATCCATCAACTTTAGCATACAAATATTCAGCTTCACTTCCAGTTTTATACAACGAAGCGGTTATTTGAGATGGTGTGTCTGGGTCTATTCCACTGGAACCCGATAGCCAAGCAATTGGACCTTTAACTTCTAGTAGTGGTATTAGTGAATCAAGACCGTCCGTAACGTCTGTAATGTCAATTGTATCTAATACTGTTGACCCAGATTTAAATTGTAATACATCGTGACCAGTAATGTCAGCAGCACTAGCAGAATAGTTAGCAGAACCGCTTGCTCCCGGAACAGGTGCTCCTGAACTACTAAAAAATAACCCAAAGGTTGAACCCGAGTCGATGGGTGTGACGGTATCTGCTTCAGACAATTTAGTTATAAAGATTAGTTCAGTAGGAACCGTAACTCCATTGCCATCGGTTTTAAATGACCTACCGTTTTGGGGTTCAATATAATATCTACTTCCCCCATCCAAACCATCTGTACCATCATTTGTTTTACTAAAAGATTGTTTTAAAATAAATTTTCTATAATCACTAGAATAGGATGATGTATAGGCAGTAACTTCATAAGTTATAGAACCAGTTTTGGAACTTGGTTCCATAAAATCAATGTTACCAAAACTAACATAAGATGCAGTAGAGTTCAAAAATCCTATAGAACCAGTTTTTTGTGGTTGATTGACACTCTGTGATGTAATCACAGATGCAGAGAAGTATCCATCTGGTGGTGCAGAACCCGTCCACGGTAATAGATTAGTTCCACCATATAATACTTCAATGTCCGCACCACTACCACCCAATTCTATTGGTGTTCCGTCTGGTTGCGCGGGAATTGTGTGTGCTTCGTTAATTAATATAACAGTCCAACCATCTTTTCCTGGCGTTACACCAAAGAAATCGTCAGTATCAAAAGCAATTCCAGCTGCAGATTCAGTAACTTCTACTCTGATTAATTGTGAATCGTAATCATCAACTGGTGGTGCGACAAATGAATATGTGACCGGAGTTGTGGGGACGACGGCGAACGATGCCGATGTCGCAAAACTTCCAGTTCTAAAGAAACTATATGTTACTGGAGCTACTAGATTTTGTTGTTGAGCCGAAGCGGTGATGGAAGCCGGATTTGGGTTAGTTGCACCAGCACTATATACAATTGAATAGTCAGAAAGAGTTAACTTAACAGTTTTTGCGTCCGTTCCGGCCGAACCAGACGGTCCCTGTTCTCCCGGTGTTCCATCTACGGCATCTTTTACTCTATTAAATAACAGTTTATCAAAAATAATATCCCCACCGGCACTAGCACTAACTTTCAATAATATAGAACTAGTTGGGTCTGGATTTAATGAAGCTGTTTGTTCACCAAATGCTGTATGGTACAACTCAATATTTAGATTACCATTACTAGCAGAATAAAATTGTGTTTGTACGGGAACGTTATCGTCATCAACTAATGTAAATTGTGGAGTACTTGTTATATTAGTTAATACAACATCAACAGAGGCGGTTTGTTGAGCTGGAGTTGGGGTACCATCTGAACCAAATGAAAATACTTGTCGGTCAGAAATTAATCTTATTGATGACCCACCACCTTTTGGTGGAAGTTCTATCGGGTCACTAATAAATTCATCGGAAATATCACCGGCCCAACCAATAAATTCTATCTTAAAGATATATGTTGTTCCAGTTAATATTGTATCTTCTGCATACACCACGATTTCATCTGGGTTGTACCCATACTCAACCGCGGGTGTAATTACAAAGTTACTAAAGTTCCAGAAACCACTATCAACTATGAAACGAAGATAAGCAACACCATCTCGTCCAACTTCAAAATTAACTCTTCTCTCGTATAATCCCTTGTCATTGTTCTTTGTGTTAACTTCATCTACTAATAATCCGTATGTATTTTCTACGGGCCCCTGAGCGATAATCACGGATGAACTTGCTATTGAGGCAGCGTCACTACCAATTCGTGTTAGGTATGCCTTGACCGAACCTGTGTCTGTTGTAGAATATGTTGTACTACTTGAGACATAGGTTGGGTTGTATACGGCATCATACTTTAATGTATACTGAACACCTTGGTATAATTGATAGAACTCTTGTGTTCCAACGTAATATGGAACAGCACTTTCTGTGTGGTCAGCGTAAAATCCTTCTAGTATTTCAGTAGAAGAGGTGACCAGAGTTATTGGATTGGCAGATTGACTGTTTTCGTAATCGGTAATGTTGACCAGACCTGACTGCCAATGGTTTTGTAGTCGGTCATCGGTCAAGAATCTACCTACAGAAATATTTCCTGTGTTTGACCCAGTGACTAGAATATTTCTTTCGCCGGGATTAAACTCAGTTAATAGTTGGTATGCAGTAATCTCTGGATTTGCTTCTTTAGCACTAATCCTAACCTTAGCAATTTCACCAGTGTGTGTTTGTGTATAAGGAATTCTAAAGTTTAAAATAGAAGAATTATTAGCAGAAACGGTTAATGTTTCTGTTGGATACTCAAATATAACACTGGATGTAATTTCTTCTTCCAGTTTTCTTACAAGATTACCACCCAAGTCATCTGAGGTTACAACTCTGGAATATGAACCAGAACGGAGTATTGGATTTAAGTAATCATCACCATTACCAAACTTAATTGACTTTTCGGTGATTGCTAATGTTTCGTTTAAGGTTTTAAATAATGGTGTATATACACTAGCAGTTACATAATTTAAAACAATACTTTGTGAATCTGGAACTAATACTCCGGTATCGTATAAATTACGAATTTCTCTTTTATATATTGACCCAGTAAAGTATCCATCTATACTTACATCATCAAAAAATGGTGTTGCATTACCACTACTATCCAACATTGTGATAGCATAACCATCTGACCTGTGACCCTCAAAGTCATAGTCTAGTGATGCCGTGTATGTACTGCTGGTTACAAACGCATCGGTTCTGCTTGTTGTATTAAAGTCTGTTCTTGTGACCGAAAGACCATCTAAAATTTGAGCGGGGGTGTTTTGTAAAATTAATTTACTGGTGTTTCTTCTTGACGGGTCAATAGTAACATTAATTATTCTACGAACGAAACGGGGTTGAATAGAGTTGCCATTTAAATCTTCGGTAGCAACACCTACTAGAACAATTTGACCAGCACCCTTTGTTGTTTTTTGTGTAATTTCTATAGATACAAGGCGAGCATCACCTTCGGAATAATTACCAATAACATTAGAAAATATAGATTTACCGTATCTATCTAATACTTCCACTTGGATTGTAGAACCTTGTTGTAAAAACGAACTTCCACGAAGTAAAAATCCATTTTTACCGGCGTGAAGATTTGTATTTAATCCAGATACGCCAAAATATTTCTGTTGTGTGTCTTCTATAACACCCGTATAACTTAATAAATTAAGTTTCTGGGGGGTTCTTGGAGTTCTAGCCATACATACCCTAATTTGTCTGAATTCAGATTACTATTATAAGTATTCTCAATTCGTCGTATTTATATGACTGTAACCGTTGACCTTTTTGATTTCAATGATGTTGTCAACCATGTCGCGGATGTTATCTAGGTGGCTGATGACCACGACATAATCAAACTGAGCTTTCAATAAGTCAAACATTAATTGCATACCGTGGAGGTATTCACTATCAAGACTACCCATACCCTCATCAATGATAAGGAAGTTTGACTTGGGTAGATTTGAAGCCTTCAAAAGTGCAACACGGATTGCTAGACTACTAATGAATCTTTCCATTCCAGAACTATTCTCAAGAGGCCACGAACGTTCGTGGTCATACACGATACGACCACCAAAATTCTTACCATCAACATCAAGAGCGATAGAGAACGGAACAATCTGAGACAGAATGTTGTTAATCTCACCTTCAATTACTGGAATGGTTTTGGAGATAAGTTGATATGGGATGCCATCTTTACCAACTGCGTCCATATAATATCGGTATGCTTCAAACTCTTTCTCAATTTGTGCAATCTCGTTGAGTTGTTCCATAATGTTTGACCGACTTGACTCTTTTACTTTGACCGACGAGTGCAAATCCATCTTGTTATCATTCAAACTACTCAGTGTTGATTTTATTTTTTGTAATTCTTCTTTGTGGACCAGTATCTTTTCATCAACTTGTCTGTTTGTGACCAACGCAGAAGCATACTTGTCCAACTCTTCAAACTGAACTTCAACATTACTCAAGTCTGTATTCAGAGTATCAAGTTGATTCTTGGACTTGTCTATGTTATTTCTGGAACCTTGGAGGTCTACGTGTAATTTTTGGTAAATGTCAACCAGATTTTTAGCAGAAATAAACTTATCGTGGTCAGGCTTGAGTGTATCCATCTCAAGTTTAATGATTGTTATCTGTTCTGCTAGTTCACTTGACTTGTCAGTTAGTTCATTAATCTGATTGGTAATCTCTGCAATTCTCTCTAACTTAGACTTGTTGTTCTCAACACACACTTCACAATCTGGATTGTAGTTAAATGTTGATAGTTGTTCAATTGTTTGGTGTTTACTATCAATATTTGTTGAAGCAAGTGTGTAAGTTTGTTCAAGTTTTGATAAATTTCGTTCAAGTTCTTGATATTTTTTGTAATTTCGTTCTAATTCTGTCAAATTGACATCATTTAGTTTTTCTTTTACAGAAGTAAATTGAGCATCAATATCTTTTTCTTCTTGTTCAAGTATGACCAAGTTTGCTGTTAACACATCAATTTTCTTGACTAATGATGCTTGGTTGCTAACTAGGACTTCTTTACTGGGAACATTACTGGGAACAGGTAGTTTTTGTGTATTTAGTTGTTCAATTTCTACAGAATGTTGGTCGGCACTTAATCCAGCGGCATCAATGTTACTTTGAACCTCTAGTAATTGTAGATTTAGTTCTTCAATGTCATTTTGTAGTTGAACCAGTTGGTCTGTGAAGTCTTCACGACTAAACTTTTTTAATACTCCTTGTAACTGCTTACTTTCTTCGTTTGCTACTCGTTCTAGCAACTCAAACACAATCAGTCCCATAAACTGATTGAGTAGGACTTTTCGTTCACTATTTGACTTATCAATGAACAATGAGTTGCCTGTTTGACCAGATAGTGTGGTCAGAATAAAATCTTCGTAAGTTCCAACGATTCCACGGATATTTGCGTTGGTTGAGAACCTATCTTCACCATTTAGTATGGTTTGTGTTCCATCATCGTTCTCTTTCCAGAATTTTACATCAACTCTTACGGCACCTTTCTTGTTTTTCTTACCTTTTCGGTTAATTACATAGATTGTTCCGTTGACCTCAAACTTTAACTCACATTCAAAGGTTTTCTTGCGGATATTCATAATGTGGTCACCACGATACGCTCTTGGTGTCTTGTCAAAGAGTGCATAGATGAGTGCTTCCATAGATGAACTCTTACCACTAGCGTTTGGTGCAAATATTCCGTATGTTCCTTTCATATTAGTAAAGTCTACAAAGTTATCTTCACCATACGAAAATAAGTTAGAGAAACTGAATGTGAGTGGTTTCCAATGAATATTTCTGGATTGGTCTATGTTTGATATAAGACCATTCATCTTTCTGTTGATTGACCGACATTGCTCAATCAATTCTGGTGATGCGATTGGATGATTTGTCTCAATCCACTCACTAATGAACTGATTTTGGACATTTATGTCACTCAGGTCACCAATATCAATAGAAAGTGGTCCTCGTTGACCAGTTTGGCTATTATTTCTGCTTGGATTGACCGAAACATCAACAATTTTGTATTTTTTCTTGATGACCGAGATGATTTTCTTCAATTTTGTGTTCTCAACCGAAGAAAATATTCTAAGACGAAGGTTTTTCGGTAAATTATCGGGAACTGAGAACTTATTTAGGTCTTGTTGGTCAATATCAAAGGTTACATAACCAGTATCGTTCTGTAATTGCACAAACTCAAACTTTCTCTTTGGAATATCCCATATAACATACCCGTGACCATCTAATGTTTCGCCGTGGTTTTGTTGGATAAGAGAACTGGCATAAACCACAACAGGTTTGCCCGAAGTCTTGTTTCTTGTTTGCAATACTTGGTGTTTGTGAATGTCACCCAACATTACAATGTCTAGTCCGTCAAAACGACTTACCTCAACGTGCCTTGAGCTGATTGTGTAGTTTGTATCGGTCTTTGCACCATAAACTGGTCCGTGATATAGACCAATGTTGGTTTTTCCTGTCATAGTTGACACATCCGGCCAATCTTCGGGGTCACCAATGACCGAAAAGAGTGCGAATTGTGTGTCAGCCATCTCGTAGATACCACTTTCTGTTAGATAGAACAAGTTTGAGTGGTCAATATTCTTTACGATAGGGTAAAGACTATTCATTCGGTGAGGATTTGACAAATTTAAGTCGTGGTTACCATCAAAGATAATGGTTGGTGCGATTTGTGCTAACTTTTTTAGAAAATCTGAAGCTAGGTCAATCATTTCTGGTGACATATCCAACTTGGCGTGTAAGATATCACCAGCAACAACGATTGCACTATTGGTCAGGTCAAGTTTCTTTAGTTCTTTGTAAAGTTTATCAAAGGCGTCTCTATATTCTCCGTGTCGTTGGAACAAACGGATGTGAATGTCGGCCATATGAACTACTTTTTCTAGCTTATCAAATCCTACGAATAGTTTTTTCATAAATTATACCATTTTTAATTTCGTTCCGACCAAATCAGTGAAACTGCTGTTCACTGCGTTCTGAATGTTGACCCAAGACTCTTCAAATCCCATATCACTTGGGTCTTTTCCGGTTGGAACTACTAATTTAACATTTACATTAACAGATTTCAAGTATTTCTCAATCCATAACGCTTCTGACCGTGCATCGTGGTCTAACATTACATAAACCATTGGTGGTTTGTGTTCAACCAACCTCTGTCTCAACTTATCTGACATAACTTTTCCTAACAACGGAACACAATTTCTACGAACTGCGATTGCATCAAACATTCCTTCTACCAGAACAACAGGCATTCTCCAATTGATTAGATTTTCAAAGATAATATTGTTTCTGGACGCTGGTGGGTTCTTGTATTTCATACCCTCGTCGTAATATGTTCTGGATACAAAATAATTAAGTTGCATATTCCTGTCAAACGATGGAATAATGATGCGATTCTTGTATTTTCCGTCGTCACAATACCCAATCTGGTATCGGTAGATATCGTCTGTGGTGACGCCTCTAGACTTGAGGAACCGGATGGCGTTCATATACTCGTATGTCTTTTCCGTGACCCTCCAGAGGGGTTTATACTCCCTTGGCAGGGTTATCTTGACCTTGTATTCCTCTGGGTTTTCTTTGGGGTTATAGGACGATTCTAGGTCGCCTAGGATAGACTTGATTTCTTTTTTGGAATACCCCAACTTGTAGAGCAATGAGGAGATTTTCTTTCCGCTCTCGTCACAAACCCAGCACTTCCAATACCCCGAACGTTTACCGAAGTTAATGGAAAGTTTTGGTTTGTGGTGATAGCAAAAAGGACAATGGAACAGACGTTCATCACTGGAGGTCTTTCTTGATGTTCCAAGTATGTCTTCTAAAGAAAAAAGTATATTATCCATATATGGAATATAGTATCATTCACCACATTTGTCAAGTAACTCAAACAAATGTTCTGCTTCAAATGCTACATATAATTTAGAACGATTTCGTTTGAAAAACAAGAGGGGATTGGAATCTTCCCTAGAATTTTCGGCAGCTTGGTCTAATGCTGACCAGATGTTGAGCTTTTCTACATTCTTAGCTTCCACCGAATATGGAAATAAATTACGGGCGGCCGGGGAAAGTTTAATGTCCTCTCCCGACTCGCCCATAATTGCAGTCTTTACATCGTCTGGATGTAATTGTGGAAAATTTTCTAGTATTAATTCGCGTATTTGGTTTTGTAACCGGCGACCTTTGGCTTTTGCGCTACTTGGCCTCATATAACCTCACTTATTTATTTTGACTTGTTGACTACGCCTGGCAAATTAGGATTTCTATCTACGTATTTATTTTCTCTGTTGTATTCTGTGTATCTAGAATCAACTTTTTCTAATTCTACAACGTATTGACCTCTCATTACACCATCATTAAACTCCGTAGCAGCTTCACCACTCTCTTTTTTGTCTAAGAGATTTGGAATAAATCCTCTTGAATATGTTTTATTAACATCAAAGTGATTAACCGCAACAGAAGCATCACCTTCGGCCTGTAGTCTTGCTTTATCAACTCCGTCGGCAGTTGAAGTTTCATACAAATTTAAAAGATCTGACATTTTATTTCTCCACTATTCATCAAACTTAATTATAAAAGTTTGGTCAGTATATTTTGTTCTTGTTAAAGGACCAGATAATTTGGCTGTTGCAAGTAACTCATTTTGGTCATTATATAATCCAATGGATGTAATATAAGGATTAGCTGACCCACTATATATGTAATCATTATATGTTTGAGTGGAACCAGAAATAATTTCATACGCGGTTGGATTGTATGTTGAATTATATTCACTTGGTTCTATTTTACAAACTACTGTATGTTCATAAATAGTCAGGGTGGAGTTAAAAGTGGTTGTAACCACACCACCATTTTGTATTCCCATACCAGACCCAGAGATAAAATTGCCAACAGTACCACTATCTCGTTGAACACAAGCTAGTCCATTTTCATAAAATATTCTACCAATTGTAGCACCAGAACCATTTAGTTTTAGATTACCTTGAGTATCATCTTGAATATAATCACTATCACCATTTATATCAATTCTAAAACTACCTTCTTCTATCCTTTCACCAAAATACAATGAACCAACGTTCCAAACAAACATTGATTGAGAAGGATAGAAATCATAAATGTCTACTTCAAAAAATAAATTCTTAACAGAATAAAACAGAGGATATGCATAAGAACCACTATTGGTTTGTGGTCCTAAATCATTAGTTGACGTTGGATAACTTGAATATACAGTAGTTGGATCAATAGCTAAATTGATATTAAACCCATCAATTAAACTAGAACCAGAAGTCCATTCAAATGTAAAAGGGGTATTAACTGATATTTGTTCTTTAGTGTGGCCTCCGCCAATTTTCTTGAAGACCGTCATTTAAAACTCCTCTAATAATCCAACCTTACACGAATCAATGCTTCTTTTGTCAGTGATTTTTCTAATGGACGACTTAATTTAGATACGGCCAATAATTCATTTTGTGTATTGTATAAACCAACGGTAGTTATATAAGTTTTTGGATCATATTCAAATTCTTCAATTTGAACTGTATCATTTTCACTAATCCACGTTGGATTATTAGAAATCGTTGCGTCAGTATTTCTTAACCTAATAAAGAAATGTTGTGAAGAAATTATTTCGGCTGACCTTGCTTGGAAGTCTGCACCGAGAACTATAGCACGATGTAATCCGTGCCAGTTAAATTGGTCTGAGTAAACACCACTAGTACCCACTAATGAACCCGTAAATGGTTCTAATGGAGCAATTGTATCAGCAATGGTAGTAAATGCTGTAGCTGACCCTGTATTTTCTTGTCCAGCGGTTACATCTCCCGGCCCACCTGTTACTCTATCAGTAAAACCAACGGTATCACTAATAGCACTTGGGTTAAGAATCATAATTCCTTTGAGTGGATATAATGTTCCATATGACTCACCATTTGAAGCAGTAGTACTGTATATAGTTGATCCAGCAGAAGAAATTGAACCAGAAACAATGTTGAATGTATTACCACTTCTAGCGGATTCTAATGTATTTCCTAGTGTCGCGTTACTATCATCAATAAACGTAAATTTACCATTAGAACCAGATAGAGTTAAAACAAAATTACCGGGGTCAACCATATTTCTATATCTAGCTCTAGCAATTGATATAGCATAAATGTCTTCAGAAGTGGTTGAACCACTGAATTGGAATAAAGCGGTTTCGGGATCATCTAATAACAAACTTTTAAATTGATAATAAACAGCTTGTGTAGATCTAGTAGATGTATCACTTTGAGCTAATGTTGGTGAACCAGAACCGTAAGCGTGACCATATGCTATTGAATATTGAACTTCTGCGGTTGAGTCAGATGCTGGATTTTTGTCATATACATCTAAAAAATAGTTCGCGGCAGCTTTTCCCAATTGTGTTGTTGATGTAAAAAAACTAGACAGTGACCCTGTATTTCCAGACCACATTCCCGTTGTTACTTCTACATCTCTGGTTATTATATCGTTGGTATCACCCGAAGCATCATTAAATGGGTGAAAAATTGAATCTCCATGTGGCATATTTATTTACCTCTTATTAAGCTGGATTAATTGTTATGGTTAAGGTTTTTGTAACACCAGTTTCAACTCCAGTTATTCTAACTTTTGTAGTTGTTTGGCTATTAACACCGAGTTTTGCTTCTATTGCAAAACCTGCACCAGCCGTTAGTGTTTTAACCTGAGTAGTTGAGTAGTTTCTTAGTGTGCTAACAGGAGTAGGGCCTGATGTGGTCGTAGTTACGTCCACTGAAGTATCTACAGACTCCAGTGTTGCAACGGACGTTGGAAAAGCTACGACCCCAAGTGGCTCCCCACCTAGACCAACCAAAGTCGCAATGTTTTCATTAAATAGTGTAATTACATAATCTTCTGAGCCGTCAAGGTTGGCTGTTGATGGACGAATTTCAGCGCTAACATAATCCGCCAACTCGGCTTCGGCTCGAGCGGCGGTTGTTGCAAACGATTTTAATGATGATATCGTATAGTTTCCGGTGTCAGGATCCTGACCCTGAATAGAAATTTTCGGTAAGGTAACGTCTTTGGTAGTACCAGACCTTAATTTATAACGAAGTGCTTGTGATTCATCTGGAATGGCTTCTAGAACTGGCATACTCTCAATAATATTTGAATAGTAGTCTGTTCCCAATGGGTGAGCAGTATTGTATAAACTATAATCAATTTCATCGTCAGAAACCGCCCATTTGGTAATTGTAAATTGGCCTTGACTTAAGCGTTCTCTTCCTAGTTTTGTAAGAACGGCGTCAACTGTAATTACGGTATTATCTAAATATGCCATACTCAAATCTCCTAAGTTGTTCTAATATAAGTATTATGTATTACTACTTTAATCACAGTCAGCACAAGGTTGTGGTGTTCCGACTGTTAGTGTATTTGTTTCACTCTCAAATATTTCATATGGAAAAGTATTAGATCCATATGGACCGGGAATAGCTGTACTAACAGTATTTGTTGTTCCTAAATATGTTCTTCTAAGACCACCAAAGGTTTTGTCCCTACATAATTCAAAATGTATATGACCGGGGAACTCATTTCTATATCCAATTGGGACAACTCCATAAGGAGTTGTTAAGTCTGTCAACACACTAACTTTATAATATTCGATAGAACTACCCGTGACAAATTCTGGGTCGGCTCCCCAATTGGTATCTCCCGGTTTTAATCCAAGATATTTTGTTTTGCCTGGTTCTTGATAAGAACCCGTTACTAAAATAGCCCTGACAGCTTTTTGATAAACTTGTCGTATTTGTGGAACGACTCTCCAAAGATTTTGTTCTTCGACCGGAGAATACAATGTTTCTGTTGCGGTTTGTTTGTAGAAGGCATATTCTGTTCCTTCATAAGTAACAATGTCTCCCCTAATATATGTTTCACCACTAGTCCAAGTTCCTCTATCTCTAGGACCACCACCCTGTTGAACAAATGTCATAGAACCTTGTGTATAGTTTGGAACAGTTCTATTAGTATTAACATAATACAAACCTGCGCCATTTGTAAAATATGAATTAGCGGCAGTTAGTCCAGAAAATCTGCCATTTGGAATACTCCACAAATCACATTTTGGTCCGTATCCAATTAAACTAGATTCAATTTCTGCAGATAGATTTTCAGTTGACCTATTAAATATTATTCCCTCTAGTGCACCGAATGAACTGGTATTTCCTAATGTTTCAGAAGAAATAAACGCGTTTTGACCAAAAACATTTATTTGACTTTCTAAAAAGTCATATTGAGCAGTTAGTGATGAATAATCAGTTGTAACAATGGTAGAGGACCAATCATTTAAAGTTATTGAAGAGTCGTTATTACCAAATGTTGTATATATTTCTGTAGACAATAATTCTTCTGCTGGTTTCCCTGAGAGTGCATTTAGATTTACATCAAATGAATATACTGCATCACGTTCAAAATCTAATGACCTTCTGGACGTTTCACCACTAAACTTAATGTTTTCTTTGTTGTTGACCTTTGTTCTATTCAAGATATTTGGTCTAATAACAATTCCTTTTCTCAACTTTGACCTAGCAGGCAAGAATTGTTCTATTGACTCATAGAAATTATTTAAGAACTTATCAAAGAATCTAACAAAACCATTGTGATTTATGGTTGGTGCTAATTCTCTAATAAATACAGTTTCTAATGCATCTAATCCAGAATAACTTTCTCTATTTGTATCTCTTGGGTCACCCAAATATTGACCAAGTTGTATATTACCAAACGAACGAATAATTTCTCTGTCAACTGCGTCCACAGGTGATATAGAAATATCCAATTCGTTTGTAGCTACACTACTAGTCAGGAATTTTTCATACACACCAACCGTTGTGTCTGTGCTACTTAATGACATTGTTGCTGGGGGATCGGGTGCAATTCTAATCATATCTGTAGTATCTGATGCAAAATAAGAATTTTGTGTTACAGATCTGATTATTCTTGATGTATTATATAATGGTGAAGTTCCCACTGGGAACTCTCCGGCTGTTATATTGGTCAAATCTAACGCAACTGATTTACTTACATAAGGACTTGTATTTGGAATGGAACCAGTTGTATTAACATCCGTTGGTAAGTTAAATGATAGTCTAACATATAAGTCTTCTAGAGAAGATGTATAAGTATTACCGGCATACATACCGGGGTTTTCTGCAAACTCAATAAACTTAGCTTCTGTTATTGTGTCTCCCCACATTCTAAACTCGTCAAGAGAAGCACTTGTGTATTCAGCACCACTAGCAGAAGCGGCGGGAATACCGATATACAGTTCTTCTAACCCCGACCAATCAGCACTCATACTCATTTGAGTTTCTTGTAATGATTGTGTGAAGGTTGTGTCCTCGTTTTCTATTTTTCTAATGTCAAGTATAGCACCAGCACTATCATATTTTAATTGCAGTGAGACATAGTTTGCGTCAAACAAATCAAAATAACTACTGGTGACCAATGCAACCGATGCAGACATAAGGTCAATCCTACCTGTGTTGGCATAGTAGGTATTTGTAGAACCGTCTGGATGATATGTTGCTTGAATTGTGTAATCATTATCAAATCTAAATACAGGTTGTGTTCTGTCGTCTATTAAAGCAAAAGTAGATTGTATTGTTTGTGGTTCTCTCAAACTTGAGCTAAATGGAACAACTAGATATGAACCACTTGGAACATTTAAAACAAAATCTTGTTCAGTTGTAGTTACTTTCTTTGGTTCTAAACTTGTGTATCTGCCTGATATATTTTCTTTTATTGTAATTAAATCTGGATTGATTCCAAATACGTTTAACAACGAATGAACGGATTGTTTTGTTCCCTTAGTTCTTAGTAGGAATGGTAGTGCGTGTAAATATCTCTTATAATATTCATTAGCGATATCTTTGTATGGGTCATTTGTATTATTACCCGTTACATAATTTATCAGCTTTTCTACACTGGCAATACTTGGAGCGCTAATTCCAAATGACTCAAGAACCTTCTTAGCCATATCACCAGAAATTTCTTCGTCAACCTTGGGGTATCTAGAAGATATATTTTCTAAGTTTGTAATATATGTTTTTACATTATCAAACTGGTGACCAATCATTTCTGTAAAGGTTACAAAATCACCAGAGAACTCATCTTCTTGAATATACGTTGGAACATTTTTACTTAGTATATTTTGATTGTCATTATCATAATCAGTAGCAATCACACTCATTGATGTGTACCAAGCAGATGAGGAATCATGTGTAGTTGCTAATGGAATTCCTAATATTTTTGGATAGGTGTAGTCATCTGTTTGATATTGTGTTGTATTATAGTATTCACCATTTGATGCAGTATATTCTAGTCCTGTTCTAAACCACAATTCTTTTTCATATCCATCAAAACTACGCATCAACTCTTGTATCTTAATAGATGTATTAATTGAACTGTTAATGGCCGTTTCATCTACAGTATTGCCATTGTAAAGAACATCATAAAGATTAGAAGAACCAGTTAATTCTAAACTAGCACTACCAACCGAATCAATTGAAAGAGTTCCAAAAACTGTTTCATAGCTTCCAGTATCGGCAGCGGATGCAGAAATATTAAGATTTTCAATGTATATTGGAGCGTCTAAAACATAATTCTCTATTTGTTCTAATTTAGCTTTAAATACATCCAAACGTTTTTGTGCCGACCCAAATGTAACAAAATTTTCAAAATTAGAATAGTCTACATTTATATCAAATCCTGAGTTATTATTATACAAACTTTCTAATATATTATTTGTCACATAATTTCTATATTCGCTTATTCCTTGCAAGGTTCCTTCACCACCAGCAATATTTGGAATGAGTTCTTCTAAGGTAGCGGTTACCCTAGACAAATTGCCAATAGAAACATTTTGAGCGGGTCTTAATTGTGGAACCAGTAATTCTTCAATAGTCAAAAAGTGTAATTTTTCATATACACTACTTAACATTTCTCTAGAAATAAATGCACTTGTATCTATAGGATACTCTGTTGTATCTAATGGTTCTAATAATTTTAATGCAATTTCTGGATATCCTGTAATTGTTCCATCTTCATCATATTCAACCTCACCTACAGATTTCCAATTTAAAATTGGAACCTGTCTATCATTACGAAGATTGAGTAATGTTTTGGCAACACGCATATCATCGTAATAGTCATCGAATTCCGGTCTGAATTTGGTGAGAATTAATTCTTTTAAAATACTCTTAAGAGGAACAGTTACGTGTTCTTCTACTGTAATTTCAAAATCAAAAGATACAAGGGTTCCCGATTGACCATTTATTGTTGTGCTTATAGGACCACCACCGCCGCTAGTATTTCCGCCGCTAGTATTTCCGCCGCTAGTATTTCCAGTGCCAGTATTTCCGGTACCAGTTCTTCTGCCGCTTTCTAAATCGCCGCCATTTTCATTTTGTTCGTCACGATGTTGTGGCATTATGTAAACTCTGGGTTAAAAGGCTCGGTTAATATACGTTTCGTCGATGTCACCGCTTGGAGACAAATCAATTAATGTAATTCTATCATCACCTAATGTTTTTATATCTGGGTTGGTTACTGATATTGACCTAAATTCATAAACATCTTGTAAAGTTGTAGTGTATGGAGTTAGACCGATTCGAACCAAATTTGCACCTGTACTTACTCTTTCTGTGGTTAACAAAATAGGAGAACTGGGATTGTCTATTCCATCTTCATATATTGAAGTAACATCATTTGGTATCGTATACCAACTTGGTTGGTCGGAACCATTAACTTGTCTGTATTGTAAATATGTATCTTTTGAATCACCTTCAGTTGGGTTATCTACATCAAACTCAAGAACAAAACTAATACTGCCCGAAGCTGGACCATCAAACAATACCTCTCTAACTCTTAAGGCCAAAGGTATAGACTCTCCCGCTTCTAAAGGTTGACCATCATCATTAAGATAAAAAGGAATGGGTCTGGTAGCAATAATGTCAACCACACGAGGAGGTTGTGCTGTATTTAATGTAAATAGTTGACTTGGATTGAATGGTGGGTCAGTTGGTGGTGGGTCAGTTGGTGTTTGTTTTTGTAAGTTAAACACGGTCTGTTGTGTGTCTAATTGTGAAGATACTGGGTTTCCGTAATCATCAAACAATTGCTCTCCCAGTTCATCACTCAAATATGCATAATGAGTCAATGTTAATCTTCCGGTGTTACCAACACCCATCTCCCCGCGTATTTCTACTGGTATGTTTGGTGAGAACGGACCAAACGTTTTTGTTCCGGTTGTACTCTGTGGGTCAGGCTTTAGACCACCTATTGTTAAACCATCTATATTAACATTAACTCCCGAAGCATTTATATAGAATGCATAAATTTCATCTTCTCGTAAACTGGCACCAAAGGTGTCGCCTGAGGAGGGGTCGAATTTATATACCAATACTCCAACCTCTGGTATATCTATCTGTCCATTTTCTAATACATTTATATCTTCTGAAAATGTTTGTTGACCATTGACTGTCATTCTGGTCATATATTCTTGTCTTTCCTCAACAAACTGCCCACTAATTAATTTAAATGGCAACGAAGTATCAGTCTCTAATCCATTAAGACTACTTTTAAAATATATTTCATATTCATCATCAACATCACTTCCAAACCCAGTTCTTTCAAATTCAATAAAAAAGGTATTTGGTCTGTTGTCATCAATAAATCCTTTTACTAAAGGTTGGGTTCTAAATACACCAACATCAAGAGGGTTTTTTCGTACTCCAAATAAATTATTAGATTTTTCTGGAAAATCTACTACTTCACCATCTTTTAAAAGATTCACCTCTAAAGTAACTCTAGATACAGACATATTTTCAAAAGACAATACACTATTTTTTAATCTAAATCCATATTGACCAGTTGATAAACCGTTTAGTATAAAATTTCTTAAAAACTTATTTGATTGTACAGTTCCATCTAAAGATTGTAATACATTTTTGTTTATACGAATTCTGAAATTATATCTGTCATTACTAAAATCACGGTAATCTATTTCTGTATTATTTATTTCTTCCCAATCGCCATCTTGATTTTGAGATTCAAAAAATATTTCGAATAGTGTGCCATCTCCGGTTTCGTTAGTTTTAGCAGGAAATTTTATTTTTATGTCAGGTTCATTGTCCAATTCAATACGATATCGTTGAATTACGTCTTCATCACCGTCTTCAGTTGGAAGATGACCGTTAGTATACGTTCTCGAAAACTTAGTAGGCTCAGTTAGTAAGGTAGTTATCTTGTCGTTATTATTAACTGTTGCATAAAATTTTACTGGCATTTTTTCACTCGTTAATTATAAATGGAATTTGACCTGATGCGTTCAACCTTAGCTTTACTTCATGATCACCCACAACCGAATCTAATATTTCATCCAATTGTTTTTCAAATCTATCTTGTTGTATTCTGTATCTGGCGCCGCCGGAGAGATTTGAACTTTTTTCTGTAGCCATCCAATCACTTATATCATACGCTACAGTTTTTAATATATGTATGACATCATTTTCAAAATCATTATAACTATAACTGTTCTCTATAAAATCTGTTTGAGTCTGTGTTAGTTTGTCTTCTACATCGTGATACATCGAATCTAAAGTATCGTCATCTTGTGGATTTATATTTTCTAATAAAATTTCACGAAAATCATTAAAATATATAGAACTAGTAGTAAACTGTTCATAGTCTCTAGTAATTTTATCGTCAAAATTTACAACTCCTGACCCATCTGTTTCTGGAGCGGCGTGAAGCACAATTTCTGTTCTTGATGGAGATACAGATTTTATTCTCCAATTAATATCTTCATATGTTCCAACTTCATCTGCAAAAAAGTTTATAACAACATCATAAAATCCAGACTGTAATTCACTAAGGTAGTTATCTTGTATATTAATTGGTAATTGTCCGTCTTGATTCCACAAAAATAATTCAAAATTTAACATCTTATCTGTTTCGTCTACATCTGTTAATTTTATAAACGACCCACTTCCCTCTGATATACCTGAATTAAACGGTATTGCTGCAGAGTACACAAGAGTTTCTGTATTGGGCACATAAAAATGCATTTCAATAAATTCTCTAGGTCTATCTACTCCAAAATAAAAATTAGATTCATCTCTAGAAATTATATACTGGGGGTCCGTGAGTACACGTTGGATTTTTTCTCCTATTTGTATTCTTGGGTCACCAATATTTTGTTTATAATTTGCAGAAGTAAGCATTAAAATTCCTCAAATTCTGTATTATAGATTTCATTAAAATTTCTTTGAATTATTTCAAATGTATTAGTTCTTAATTTTATCAATTGTGGTTCAAGATAATTTTGTTTTACCCTTTTAACTACAATTCTTTTTACCTCACTTGGATATACAGCCAATTCTGGTAAGGTTGATTCTGTAGATATTGGTTCTAAATTACTAGTGACTCTAGCAACAAATGTTCTTCCATTTAAATTACTCATACAACTTTAAACCTAAATGGTTTTGTTATCATTGTTTCACTACCTAAAGTAACCTTTAACTTTAAGTCGTAATGTCTGTTCTTGTATAATGGTGTTGTATCAACTAAGACATATGACGCAACAGTATCACAATCAACGTGCGAGTATTGGTCAAATGGAACAACCGTTGTTCCTGACCCAGCGTCAACAATACTAAATTGTGAACCAGATGGTAGATAATATTTGTTACTGAATCTGGAAGTATTTGTGTATGTTTTAGCAGGATACTTGTCTCTTACTGTAAAGTATAGTTTTGATTTGTCACCTTTTGTGTATTCTGACTTTAAGTTCTTTGGTGCTAACTCAATGTCAAAATTTGATAGTTGTGACAACGAACCAGTTGTAAATGTTTGGTTTAACCAAGCAAGTTCTAGTCGTGGTTCGTGTACTGTGTGTGTTTGTCTTGAGAAGAATCTAATGTTGCCTTCGTTGTTGTCATCTTCCTCCGAACTACCCGTAAAGAATAAAATTAGTCCATAGTTGTCGGTCAGTGATGACCCAGAAATCATTGGAGCAATCAAATCTGTTACATTTATTCTTAGTTCATCATTGGTTAAATCGGTTACGGATTGACTGACCACGATGTCGGTTAGGTAGTCACTTCCACTAGCGTTCCAGTATGACCCACTTGTTTTTGTTCTCCAAGTCACACCATCATCAGAAACGAATGGTGTTTGCATTGTATATCCAGAACCCTCGTTCCAAGAACTTGATACTTGACAGATATACACTAACTCATCTTGACGAAGTTTTTCTGAGTGTGCAACGGTCAAGTTAAGAAAGACCACAGATGTTGTAGGCGCTCCCTGTAAGTCGGTCAAATCAAATTGTATTAACGAACGGACAGCGCCATTAGTGTATTGTCTGTCATTTCTTAACTTACCGACTTCTAGTATCTCATCGTATCCCGTATTTAAGGTATTGAATACTTCATAGATAGTAGCGTCCTTGGTTGGTTCTAAATATACTCTACTCATTGTAGTGCCGTCCCTACGATATCGTTTTGTGGGTAACGTAACTCAAATATACACGGGTCTGCGGATGGGTATATGATGTTGTTACTTCTATTTCCACCATTTACTAAAACATTGTATTGATATGGAGCATAATCGTTGCCATCACGTTGTTGGTATTTGTTTACAATATCAATATTTGCTATTGACTGAACACCTTCAACATCACAGGCTAAAATTGCTACCAAATCATCTATTATAATTGGTTGGTTAATATTCCAATTATCAATATTAAAATATTGAGCTATAGCATCAGAACATCTTGCTAAAACTTCATATGAATTATACCCTTTATAAACCACAATAGTGTAATTTACTCCAATGGAAACTCTAAATGCATCTAGAATATTAATTCTATCGGTCATCATTCTATAACCTTGTAAAAATCTTTTTACATTTATTTTTACATCACTATTCAAACTAGTTAATCTTCTATCACTATCATAACCCAACATATATAAATTTACATTATTATTTACAGGACTGTCATCTACATATATAACATCGTTATCTATACCACCATCTTCACCTTCATTATCTTGATACTTTTCTATATCACTGATGCCGGCATCTTTTATAGCAAATACTTTAGCCACCGCTCCATACTTAGAAGGCATTGACAATATACGTTTTTCATAATCTTGACTTGTTACGACCCTTCCTTGTGCATTTACAAACCCAATAGCAGCTTGTCTTAATTGTTCTGTTGTTGGACTACCAAGGCCGCCAGTTGCAGGTTCTTGATTAATTACTGTAATACTAGAAACCATTGTATTAAACGTGGAGAGGTCTGCAGGACTGAGAGTTCTGGTTTCATTTAGAACATTAATATTATTAACTTTGGTAATTGTTCCAGATGGAACGTTAGAACGAAGTCCATTAGAAATTCTATATCTAATGGTTAACGTTGTGTTTGCTGGAGCTAATCCAAATGAATTACTATTTGTAAAATTAAGAGTATCAAGTGAAACATTGGTCATATTTTGTAGATACTGTTGGTCATATACAGATTTATAGTCTGGGTTTTCATATACATCGTCTAAATCACCCGTTCCTGACCCAAATATTAATTCTATTTTGTTATCTCTATTCAATCTGGTAATAAACCTACGATTTGTTTTAACTCTTTTTATAGTATAAAGGGGTGCTGTCCTAGAATTTAGCACACTAGTTATAGTGTCTTCAAATCTATAATCTTGCGACAAATTATCTACCTCATACCAAACATTACCCTCATCATCTATCACAGATACTATTTCAACTACATTTGAATCTGATATTTCTATATTTAGAAATTTTGTAGGATTGGAGACAGTGTATTCCAAAGTTTTTTCGGTGGCAGAAACAACTGTACATTTCTTTGTAAGAATATATGTGGTAGTTAAATTTGTTGTATTATCTACCGAAAATGGTCTAGAATCTAAATTAGTACTATCAGCAAAGTCACATATATCTTGAGTCAAAAATGTTCCGGCATCAAATTGTGTTGTAGCTCCAAATGTAGACCCAGCGTCAATACGAGGTAAAAATTTAGTATCTAAATTTCCATCGGCATCGGCCGGAACAAGAACAGACAGTTCAACCTTACAAGTGGATGGTGATGTCAATCTTGGTTTAAATCCCAATCCCTGAGCAATTGCAATAATATTTTCTCGTTCTTGTGCATATGCTAATAAACTTTCTCTAAAGGAATAGTCTGTATAGTAAGAAAGGACATCTCCAATATAAGAAGTCATATCAATAAAGATAGACCCCGGAGAAGCATCACTAAAATCTTGATAGGTATCTGGAAAGTAAAACTTAGCAAAATCAACCAAATTTTTCTTAAACTCAGAATAATCCTTGTTTAAATATTTTACCTGTTTTTTATCTACTAAATTAGACGACTTAACAGTTGAAGTTCTATTGATTGCCATTTAATATCCTCAAAATTGTATCAATACTTCATCACTGAAGTTAGGATTTTCAGATAACCTATATTTTACATACATACTAGCTCTATAATTATTTTTATCGTCATCTGTTGGTTGAAAAACAAATTCTTCTAATTCCAAATATGGCATCCACCTTTCTACCGCCTCTCTGACAACACGTTTAGCTTCCATAGAAAAATCATCATTGTTAAAATCAAAAACCAATCTATGAATATCACAACCAAACTCTGGATTGTTGAATCTTTCGCCGGGGATTGTTAAAATTAAATTAATAAAATTACTCTTGACCTGTTCTAATACAGTTTCGGATGTTTGAAAGTATCCTCCTGTTCCTCGTTCAAGTGGTAATGTGAATCCCCTAGCCATTTATTAGATTCCCATTTTTTTCATCAACGCACCGTAATCTTTATTCATTACATCAAATACTTCTTGGTGTTTTTCTGTAATTGGACCACCATTAAATGATTGTGGTAGTGTTGGTGGTTGACCGACTTGGACATTTTGCGTATTAAAATTAAACGAGTCCATGTCCATGCCTAACTTAGATGTAAACATTTCTCTAAGTGATTCTCTTGTCATGTCGGTTGCGGTTGGTGTTCCTGTTCCACCAGTACCTACTTGAACAGATTCGGTTTGTAGTTGTGGTTGTGGTCTATTAGAAGCCATCATTAAATCAAACATTTCGGCTTTGACTTCTTTGATAATCTCTGCCTTTTGGTGTTCAATTTCTTTTCTAACAAACTCTCTGATTAATTTGGATAATTCTTTACTAGTCATAATGTACTCCTATGTTCCTTTATAAATAGTTCAGTCTCTTATTTTAACTAGGTTGCTTTCTATGTCAAATATTTTTAATAACGTACTAGATACTTTGGCAGCAACTGGAGGTGATAGTGGCGCTCCCGGTGATGCGGGAGTAGTTGATAATGTACGTATCATATTCAATATATCTTCTAAAACCACCTTTAACTCTTCATATTTTGCTACTGAGTTATCACCCGATATGGTCCCTAAAAATATTTTACCAACAGCCGGATTTAAATAAATATTATTGCCGGCGTCAGCAATTACATTTCTATTGCTACCAAAAATACTATCTCGTTCTGATGAAAGTATTACATCATTGTCTTTTGAATTTAAAACAATTCTACCACTATTCAAAATTGCTTGATTTTCAGACAGTACAGTTTTATTATTTCCCGTTCCATCATCTATGGTTTGTTTATAATCTGTTATTTCCAATTCTTCTAATGTAAAAAAATTAGAAGAAAAATAAAAATTTATATCTTGTTTTTCTGACATAACAAAACAAGAAGAATCTAAGTTTATATCTTCTACTGTAAGTGCGTATGAGGTGTCAGTTGTTGTGTTTGAATTTTGTTTTTGACCAACTCTCATGACTAAAATAGCATCAGTTTTACCACTATTTGTTGGTCCCAGTACACAAATTTCTTGTCCATTATCATTTGTAGTTATTTGACAGTTTTGATTAAATGAATCTTGCATTTGCGAAGAACCAAGACGTATTGTAGCCCCAAAACGATTTTGTAAAATTACATCTCCATCAAAATATTTTAAACTGTTTACATTTTCTCTTGGGGTGTAACTTGAATTAAAAAGTGGTTCTTCTGGTATACTACCATCCGTTTGTTGTAATATATCATTTTTAGCTTGTTCACTCTGTATAGTTCTATTTTGTTGTGATTTAGCTCCCCTAAAACGTTCTATTGAATTTGGCAAAGCATTATATTGCAATGTTTTATTTACATTTATCTTTTTTGTATAATAATGAACATTTTCTATTTTTTGAACCAACACAGTTTCACCGACCAATGGATACTCTTGCATACTAATATCCATTGGACGAGCACTGAATAGGCTTTCTCTAGTGGTGTGGTGTCCGCCCATTCCGGTGTATTTGAAAAACACAGTTCCAATATTAAAACCATCACCAGAATATTCTGGGTGTTCTTCATTTACAATTATATCTTGAACTACAACTGGTTGTGGGGTTGGGCCAAAGGGTGTAGAACGACCTCTTATTTCACTATCAAAAAATAGATTTTTAACCATACTAACTTCTCAGGTTTTGCAGTTCTTCCTCAACCTGTTTTGCCTCTTCTTGCAACTCATCAATCTCAAAACTGATGTTACTGAGAAGTTGGTTCTTTTCTTCTTCCGTTAGTAGGTCAGAAGTGGATGACGCTTTGGCACCAATGGACATAGCTCTTTGAGCAATCTGTGCGACACGAACAATGTGTTCGTCGTTCTTAACATTGACCTCCATAAAATCTTTTATGATGGGTCCGAGAACAGTTGCGTCTTCTGGGGTTCTGATTAGCTGAACTAGCTTTGTTATGTATGTGTTTATTTGTTGTCTTTTACTTTCTGTATTTTCGTAAATGTCTTTGAAAACACCAGATAAAGTTTTGTCGTCAAATATTGGCTGTTCCATAGTAAATCTCCATTTACTATAAATATTTACTTGTCAAAGTATTCGGATATTCTGCCGGTCTTTTGAAAGTATTTATATTGTCTGTCAAGTATAACCTTTAGTTCTTTTACGATTTTTGTAATATCACTGGTTTTACAATCTGTAATGTCTCGTATCATTAAGTAGATTGCTTTTTTGTTGAAATTGTTGATGTGACCGGACTTACTTAAAAGTAGCAATATTGCATAACCAATCTCCAAATCTTTGTCTTTTGGAAAAATTTGGTGTAAGTTGCCGTCCCAATATTTTATGAATAATTTTATAAACTCAACTCGTTCTGGTTCGTGATATGAATCGTTGGGGTCTACGACCAGAGTATCTTGAACAGAATAACTTTCATCGGTTTTGTCGGATAAATAAACCGTGCGTTTCTCTTCTTTGTATCGTTTGTTATTCTGGAGTATGAGGTAGTTTTTAGCTACAACCGAAAAGTAACTGAAGGACTTGCCTTTGTCTTCAGTGAAATTTGGGAGCTTTAAAATTAGGTAAGAAATAACTTCACTTTTGATATCCTCAAATGAACCATCCATATAAGGAAATTTAAAGCGGTTAATTATATTTTCGGCCATCTTGTCTAGTGGCTCGTATATGTGGTCCCTAAATATTTTTTCTCTAAATAATTCGTCTGGTTCTGTATTGTACCGAATGATAGCGTCTTGTGTTTCTTGTGTCCAATAAACTCTACCCTTCGCTTTCCTCCGTCTCTTCTTCGGTGACATAAATTAGCTTCCTTAGTTCGCCTGTGGCGTCAATTAGTTGTTCAAATAGTTGTCCTACTTCATCATCTTTTTCAAACATCTCCCTTTTGTCGAGTTTACGGGCGGTTGCTAAAATATCACTTGCAGTTTCATAAAACCATAATATACGAGATTCATACTCTTCTGTAATATCTTCAAATTGTTCTAACTTTCTAAGAGTTATTAACGACGAATATATCAATGCAATATTTGCAAGAATAGATATAACCAGCACCACTACCATATTATAGATCCTCTAGATTTAATTCGTAATCTGTAAATTTTTCCATATATCTTGTAATTGTCATACCATTGGAATCTGTTGTTCCAACATTGTTTTCTAAAAACCTTTTCATTCCTCTAGCACCAGCAAAGTGAGCACCAGCGAGGATTGACGATGGTGTAATGTATACCCCGTTATGTACCGTGTACCCATACACCATGATATGATGTTGTAAACTTGAGTAATTGCTTCTTAGATAAGAAACCATTACACTATCCTGTAACTCTGGGTTATTAAGGAATTGTTCTCTTGTAACATCATATCCAAGGTATGCTACTGTTCTTGGACTGAATTGATACTTACCCATAAACCCATGACGATTTACCACATCATAACGATTGTTGCTTTCTAACTGACCGATTGCTTCAATCAGTTCGTCTAGCTGATGAACCTTTGGCGGTTCACTTACTACTATTTCTTCTATCTCTACGACAGGAATATTTTCTTCAATTTTTTCTGGTACAAAACTACTTAAACTACCTACTGCTAAAAAGCTTAACATAAGCCTAATCTTCATTAGAACTCCTTGTTAAGTGAAACAATTAAAACAGGAGTGGTGCTGTTTTATTATAACCTATTAATATACATATGTACTTAAATCGTCTCGTACAATGCATTTTGTGCTCTCTGTCTGTCAATATCTTTGATATGATAGAGAGCCCACTCTTTTTCTTCTGGTAACGTAGTGAATGATTTGTGACCAGTAATCACCTCATGCACCTTGTTTTTCCATCTAATATCTGGTTTATTTTGGAAGATTCTGGTTTGGAAGTCAGGCCACATTACCCAGCCCATTTCATTGACTCTCCAACGCCATTTTTGTACATCTTCCTGAGTCAATCCATTTACGATATTGACCCTTGGTACTGCTAAAAGTTCTATTTCTTCGTTGTATTCTAGTAGTGTGTGAATGTTTTGTAACAAGAAGTCTGACACGGTTTCATCTGCGTCAATCTGAAAAATCCATTCTTTACTACATTGTTCTTTACCAAAATTTTTGTGACTAGCAAAGTCTTTATTTAGGTCATGCTTAAACACATAAACATTGTGTTTCATCTCAAATTCTTCTATGATAGCCAATGTTTCTCTGTCATCAGAGTTATCATCTACAATAACAATTTCATCATCATCAGACATAAAAGATGTAATCTGATTTAACAATGTATAGATACATTGACCTTCATTATGTGTTGTTATTAAGTAACTTATCATGACCACCTCTCCTTGTCAAGTGCTGAAGTCATTCCAGTATTTGAATAGTGCAAGCTCCTTGGACTTTGCTTCCAAGTCAATATCAACAGGCATATCATATGTGTTGATAGGATTGTAAAGATAGTCAGCGTGAGCGGTATTTTTGGACTTGCTATCCTCGTACCGCTGTCTACTATCTGAATAATGGAATAGGGGTGTATGGTCACCCCAAGTCTCATACGCCATGAAAAATGCATCTTCCTCAGATACATCATCAGTATGAAAAGTATGGTGGAAATAGTCAAATGTAACGGGTGTATCGTCTAGGATATCACATAGTTGTTTGACCGAATATAGAGAGGCTTTGTCGTCGTTCTCAACTACGAGGCGTGACCGAGCAGAGTCGGAGAGTCGGTCAATGCTGTTGAGGAAACGTTTGATAGTTTGTTCCTTACTGGACCCCTTGGACCCGATATGGATGTTAATGGGGTACTCATGAGTCTTGGGTAGTTCCATGAGGTCAAAGATTTTGGCATGGTGGTCAACATTCTCAATACCGTTTTGAATGACCGACTCACGCTCGGAACCCAACTTGACAAAATGACTAGGGTGAAAGGATACACGAATACCAGATAGTTTAATCAACTGCCCTATCTCTCGTAATTTATTAATTATCTTGTCGTTGTCTGGCAGGTCTTCTATCTGGTATTCGCTTTCCCACGGGAATAGGTCAGAAGTAATACGATATAGTCGTACTCCATTCTGGATATTCCATGCAATAATTTTATGTAAATCGCGCACATTTTCAAGAGCCAATTCAGAGGCATACTTGATGCCTTTAGCTTTGAATGTACGTTGAATCATACTACGAGAGGTGCGAATACCTTCGTCAGCAAGAGTCAAATTGATACAACAGTAACCTAGATTAGTCATATTATGGATTTCTACGCATTCCCCATCTGTTTTTTACAGGAGGTTGAAAGTCTACTTCTGGCTTACTCTCTAAATCTAACACCTCTGCACCCTCTTTGTCAAGGTCATCGGTAGGTATTGTTACATTTACGGTAAGTTCTTCCTCTTCTGTTACAGTTTCTTCTGGAATATAATCTTCTGCATCATCTACAAGAATTTCTATAGTTTCTTCTTTAGTAGATTCTTTTTCTTCTACTTCCTTATAGATTTCGTATTTCTTTTCATCTTTGACCACCTTTGGTAACATAGCAAGTCGGTTGTATCCAATGACCAATGATACTGCTAATGGGTCAAAAACAAAGACAATTAAGAGTGCAAATATGTTGACCACCTTGTCCATTGACCAACCTGTAAGATTGGACATATAACGGAGTGGACCGATTTCAGCAGCCACTTCGTTGTTTGCTTCTAGGTCAATTCGTTGTATGTCTAGTGATGTAATACTATCGGTTGCCTCCTCAATTCTGTCCGATATTTCGTCTCTTTCTGTGGTAGCAATATTGAGTTGTTCTTGGATAGCATTTCGTGTTGCACTTGATGTGCTGGTGACCAGTTGTCCTGTTTCTTGGTCAACATACTGAATTTGGTTGTTGGTCAAACCCTCTGTTAATTGTAGGATTGTTTGACTAATTCTTTCTCTTTCACCACTATATAAATCAAGTTGTTCTTGGTATCGTTCTTTTCTCAACTCTAACACATTTGCTTGTTGAGTCACGATACTAAGTTGGTCTGCGGTTGTTTGGTAGGCCGCAGTAAGAAACCCGTAGATACCCGCTGATGTGATTAAAATTAACACACCTGTAGCTACTATATAGTAAAACCTTAACAGAACCGTTAAGTCTTTCCAATGTCTGGTTAGAAACGAAGCGGTAACTAATTTACCTGCTTCTAGACTTGAAGCCATAACCACGACGGGAATGAACGCTCCCGCAAATAGACTTCCTAATCCAGAAATGGAAAAGAAAGCAGCAACAGTAGCAATAACCATTGATGCTAGTAATACTAAATATTTAAACACGTTTTACTCCATAAAAAGTGGGGAAACGATTATTCGCGGCTTTCCTGTTAATTGTTTGTTGTATTCTTGTATTTTTTCGTTTACATCAAAATTGATAGGTCCACTAGGCATTGACTTAAATTGATTAACTAAAGTTTTCATATCTTCGTGAATGTCTCTGCCGGGTCGTTCCCAAGACAACATAACATATTTTAAATCTCTACGTTGACCTGTTTTTAGTTCTTCTATTATTGATGGAGAAATAAAAATTTCGTTGTAATCACCAAAATAATGAGTTGCAAATTGTAATCCTTCCATCTCCTCTATTGGAGTAATTTTCACTCTAGTATTGTTCCACATCACCTTGGTCCGATTTTAAGGAACTGGTCATGAATGAAAAGATGTTCTGGTTCTCCGAGTAATTCAATTTGTTCATAGTCGTCGCCGGGAAAAACAAATTCAACCATATACGCTTTTCCTTTCTTTAAAATGCCTTGAGCAAATGACCCATGTTGTGTGTGTATTTTTGACGGGCCAGTGAAGATTACTTCATCACCTTTCTTGATTCCATTTCTGGTTTGTATGTCTGTCATTTTTCCTCCGGTAAGATAATATTGATTTTTATCTCATTAAGTTGTTTACTAAGTTCTAATTTAACGTCTTTGACATTTACTGTCAAGTCATCTACAATTACCGATTCTTCGTATTCTTTACCATCTATAAATACTCTAGCAGTAATTTTCTTTTTCTTTTTCTTTTGTGTTGACCACGGATTCCAAGGTTCAAGTGGGTCAACTGCACCAGAACCAATACCTTCTTCTACCTCGACTATTTCTTCTTCAATAATTGCAGTGACGAATCCATCAGTAATTAAATTGAGTGGGTCGCCACTGATTAACCCCATCGTCAAGATGTTAAGTGGGTCTACTACATAAGTAATGGTAGCCATCTACTAGAGCCTCTGTGCTGTATACTCCGAACCAGCGACAGCGATGGATTGAGAAATTTCTGAACCAGCGGTTCTGGATGTTGGTGAGACAACCAATGGTCTTGTTGGGTCCAGACCAAGGAGACGATAGACCTCTAGTAACATAGTTTCTTGTGCGGTCGTTAGGGACGCAGTTACTACGGTATTTGGGTCTAGTGAAGCAGTAACAACTGTTCCCGGTGCAAGTGATGCAGTAACAATTGTTCCCTCTGGATACGAAATAGAGGCGGTAACTTCGGTAATAGTTCTTGTAGCACGACTAGAAACAGTAGAACGAATAAGTCTTACGTCTGGGTCAGGAGAAGCAAAGATATTACCGCCTGCTTCATCATAAAGGTTGCCCGTAATATTAATATCGGTGGTAAGATTATCTTTGGGGGGAACCAGTTTCCAACCATTGATTAAAAAGAAATATCCGTCTAGAAATGTTCCACCACCAAGGGGGTCGCCGCCTGTTCCGCGGATGGCTGGTTGGAATTTTGAATTAATATGACCATCAACCAATACCCATTCTTTCCAAGCACTATAAATGTCACGTTTTACATCAATTTCTGTAATTTCATCAACAATGTAAATTAATTTATTTGGTCCGTCAAATGTGACCTTGTTGAATAGTCCCCAGTATCCCCACTGGTTATAAAACATTGGGAGCATCGACATATCACTGTATACGCTCTTTCCAAGTCATATTCCAACGAGTGGCTACATCGTATGATTTGGCAGTTAAGTTTCTAGCCATAAATGTCCAAGCTGCTCTTGGTGGAGGAGGACCATATAATGCGTTTTGGTCTGCAAGTCCAACACCACTAGATAAGGTAAATCCTGCGTCAGCTTGTGATAGAGCCAATAGTGAAGTTTTGTAATCTAGTGGATAACTTGTTGCTGAACCAGTTGTAATAGAATCAACAGTTCCCGTAGCACCAGTAGAACTAGTAAAGGCAGCTGAAACAATACCAATATCAAGTGATGCAGTAGACCTACCTTCAACTCTAAGTACACTTGAACCACTCTGTAAAATAGAAGCGGTCATTTCTGGAACAACATAGATTTCATCTCCCTCTGTTATGGTTCCGGTTACACCACTAACCGTTAATTGTCTAGGAGTTCTATCGTTGTCAATGTCAGTTGTACTTGTGTATAACCACGCTTCGTCTCTGTCAATAAAGGACAAGTAGTACCAATCACCTTCTGTTCTTTTTAGAGAACCTGTACTACTGAAGCCTGCAAGAATTGTTGGGTCACTGGCGTTTGTTGGGTCACGTAAAGTAACTTGATTTTTGTCATTAAAGAAATGAATATCAGAACCATAGAGTGGATGGTCTTTTACTTTGACCACAACACGTTCTACTCCTGTGCCTTCGGGGTCAGCTGATTGTGAAAATGAAGATAGTGGTTGACTATTTCTAGCAAATGATTGGTCGGCGTTATTTGAAATAGAACCATTTTGATTGGTTGTAAAAATGTTATCAAAATTGAATTCACCTTGACCATCTATTATAAATCTTGCTAACTCTGGTCCGTGTGCTAAGTGGCCTATGTCTCCCGCATCAGTATCAACTTGTACTGTAGTAAAACTAACATCGTTCCAGTTTTCTCCACGGAGAACACACTTTGAAAATACTCTAACTTCAATTTTTGCATCTATTGTATCATCACCATCTTTATACGCAGATACTTGTAAAAGTTCCGGTTTATACATTGAATGGTTTTCTCTTTGACCACTAGATAATGTAAATCCGTTAGCTATAGCGGCTTCCGCTTCTGGTAAATATTGAGTGGGACTCAATGTAAAAGCATATGTCGTACTTGTTCCCGCTCGGTAATAGTCAGTACTAGTACTTCCAGACAGAAGAAGTGTGCTGGTATTACTATACCTTTTTGGACTAGCTTCTTCTAGTGGGTCAGCATCACTTTCAAGGTAAACGGCACCACCATATGCAAATAAGTCAGAGTTGGTTCCATCTGGAGTTCCTGCTCCTGCTCTATTTGCAATTGCCCAACAAAGTGGTCTATTTGGGTTTCCTAACGGATTGTGAGTGGATAGTGCCAACCCATCTGTTGCATTTGCGTGGTTCATTTCGTGACAAATTACTCGTTCACCTTTATAGAACACACCCCAACGAGTACGACCACCACCAACAAATTGATAATCTACCCAATAGTTATTAATTTTTGTTAAATCTAATAACATACCAGATGGATTAGTACCACCACCTGTTCCAAGAAGTGTATCTCTATTCCAATCTGCCTGTTCTATTACGTGGTTGACTGTAGCATTTCCCTCTAAGGTATATCTATGCACAATTCGTAATTTTGTATTTCCACTACCATCTTCACCAAATGTCTGAAAAAAGAATCCATCTGTTGCGTCAAATGGACCAAAGTTTCTAACCACACCAACATCAACTCCGGCTTTTCTTGCGGCAAACGAATAAAAAATACCAGAATTTGGTATAGCCGGATGAAACAAATTACTCGTATTTGTAACACGGTCATTTGTATCGGGGTCACCGGATACTCTTAATCTAATAGCACCAACGTCAGCTTCCCAAGATTTTGAACCCTTTCCTTCTTGTGAATTTACAAATTGGTCATTTCGTTCACTTTTAGAAAAGTCGTATTGTGCTAGTAGTTTTGGTTCAGTTGTTCTTAGTTTACCAAAAGCACTAATTTCTGGTGGACCTTCGGCAAATCTTACGTTTGCGGAACCAAATCGGTCAATATCCAAACCATATTCTGGATTGTCATATCCCATAATGTGATTTGTATTAACATAGATGTCTTCAGGAGTTCCATTAACAAGTGCTCTTTGTGTTCCATCACTATCTCTAATAGGCTTATCGTTGGCAGGTTGTCTTTCGGTTAAATTCTTTGTATTTTTGTCGTAATGGACTTCTAAATAACCACTAGTTGTAGTTTCTTCCCACACACCATGAATGTGTATTGTTATGGTATTTGAGTTACTATCTTCTGTTGTATAAAATTCACCAATTTGCCAGTTATAATTTGCATCTTTACCGTCATACGGAATTCTAGCCGTATGAACCATGTATATGCGGTCACCTGTGCTCTCTGGAGGTATTCTGGTATATCTGCGTTCACCTGCCATATTTAAATCCTATTTGTCATATAAGTTGTAACCAATTATTAAGCTGGGTTCTCGTAGTTACGTTCAAGTGCGGCAACCAGTGAGATGTTGTTTGTTTTTGTTTCTAGAATCGTAGCGGTTGTTGTTACATATTGTGCAGTGCCAAACCCAATAGCAACCACAGTTACGTCAGCATCTGTTTGTGAAGTTCTACCACCTTGCACATTGTTGGTGTAATCAAATGTGTAAGATCTTTGAGTAGAACCACTAGTGGAACCTGTAATTGGAACTGGTGGATCTGAAGCGTCATTGACCAACAGAGCCGCTGGTAAGCCAAATGAACCTGTTGCATCCCCGCCTTCGTTTCCTAAGTTAGTAAAGAACATGAAGTATGAACCACTGACATCCGAACTTAAGTTATCGTTCCAACTGATAATACCCGTTGAGACGAATGGATATCTTGCTAATGAACCACTGACATCATAGAAATCAATTCTGTTTGTATCGGCATCTTTTTGAGCATACACAAATACACCATCTGATGTAATCAAAGTATCACCAACGAATGATAACAGAGTTCTTGTCTTTTTACCGATAAAATCTTCTGAAAAATGGTTGCCTTTGTCAATGTCAGTTGACAGTCTCAATTGATACTGAACTGATGTGTATACATCTTCTAAAGAACCAGTTTTTTCAAATGAACTAGTTCCATTTGTGATAATAACATTGAATGGTGAATAAATAGAACCCGTAATTTGTTGAGAACCACTAATTTGAAATCCTTGTGGGGTAGTTAAGACATAAGGAACCCAACCATTTCCCGGAGGAGTCCCAGTTTGTGCTCCAGTATTATCAATATACCAATTTCCATCAGAACCACTTACAACCAAACCAGCGTATGTTGGACTTCCATCGGAACCAGAAGCAATATACCCAGAACCACTCAGGAAGAAAATATCAACGTGATTCCAAGGACCGTTTGTTCCTGCATCGGCTTCAGATGTTGTATTAACTTTAATGTCGGTAGTTGTTGTAAGAGGAACCGAATAAAGTGTGTATTCCTGTGTAGTAACACCAAGGTCTGTTTGAATGTTAGCGTCATCGTAAATCTTTTTATACTCACGAAGATACAATGTAGTATTTCCACGGAAATTACGGTCAATTGTATTTCCGTCATTAGAAGCAGAATAATGGAGAATTGCTTGGTTGACCGAACCACTCATCTTAAAGTTTTGAACTATGTTATTTACAGCTTCACCAGAGCCGCCGGCATTAGCAGAACCACTCTGAACAAAATATACTTGGTCAGAAAGTGATGGGTCAGGTGGGGTTGTTGTTGAATCTAATGTAATAGTACCAAGTGTTCTGATTCCTACCCATTCCTGAATCGTAATGGAACCAGATTGAACTGACCAACCAGCATCTCTAATTAAATAACGAGAATCATCGTCGGTAAAATCCCAAAAGTTAACCAAGTCAAACTGGTTTTTCGTGATAGCAACAAATGGAAATGGAATTTTAATGAGATTATCGGCCTGTGGACCATTTTTCCACTCTTCCTTAGCAAAGGAATAAAGACATTGTAACGTTACACCAGAATCCGAACCAGATTCTAGTGGTGCAACCAAACTGGATGCATTATCAGCACTAGTTTGAACGGTTATTGTTCTTGTTGCCGCTGAACCCGTTCCCCATACAACGGAAACATCGGTGGTTAGATTATCTGGGTCTACGATTTTTGGCATTGCTTATCCCTCTGCTATTGTATTTATAATATCTGAAATTATAACGTTGTTGTCAAGGTCTTGTAACGATTTATTGAATGTTACTTCCATTAATGAATATAAATATTTCTTATTTTGTGTAGAAAGTATGTTTCTGGAAGTAATACTTCTGTTTCTCAAATCTTCTGCGATTTGGTCAATCTTCTTTTGGTAAGGAGATTTGTTTTCTTTAACGGTGACCGATATTGCTGGTTTAGATGGTTGTTTTTGTTGTGCGATTTCATTGACCGTGACTTTCTTAGAAGCGGTCACTCTATATGTTCCAGACCAAGGACTAAAGTAGGCATCCTCCACGATGACTTCTAAATCCATTGTTCCAACTGAACTATCCTCTACAAGACCTTTTAGTTTTGGAATTTCAATTTTAGCAGAACCATCTTTATCTACCTTACCTTCAACAATGTAGTTGGCTTTCTCGCCAGACAAAATTAGTCTAGCTTTTGCTTCACTTAGTGATGCTCCTTCTACTTCAACTTTAAAATCAAAGTCGGTTGGTTTATCGGTATATACAAAAAAATCTTTCATAATTGGTCACCAAATAAAGTTACTCCATAATAAATAGTATGTTAGATTAGATTAATTACTCAGGATTATCGTAGTTTCTGTCAAATACTTGAGATATAGGCAATTCGCTATCAGAACTTGGAATCACATAATCAGAAATTAAAATGTATTCATAATCTAATGCGTGAACAACAATATAGACAGTATCGGACGCATCGTATACAAACTGAAATTGTCCGGTGTCTCCAACATTTTCTGTGCCTGCTATAGCAATACCAGAATCTTGGTCATAAACTCTAACTTCACTAGCAGAAACCATACCTGTTAATGTAATTGTAGTTTGTGCAATAATTTGTGTAGTTGATGACCCACTATTAAATACAGTAGGAACATTTCCACCACCCGCAATACTAGCAGTAACTCTACCACCAGAACTATTTAAAATATCAAAAGTATTTGAACTAAATTGTAAACCACTAAAAATATTTGTATACGTTGGGTCGGTAGAGTTGGCATCAAATTCTATTCCAAATGTATTGTTTGTAAAATTACTATTTTTAATATCTATACTAGAAGAATTCCAAAGTAATGCCGCACCAGATACAAAATTATAATCAGAAAATGTGGTATTTCTAGTTTCTGAATATCCTATATCTGTTTGTTGGGATGAGATTACATTATTACCAATAAATTCGTGGTCGGCACCAAACGGCGTTTCAACAGACATTGTTAATCCGCCGTTATATCCACGAACAGTAGAACCATACATTTTAAATGTATCTGTAGAACCACTCACTACGAATGAAGCGGAAGGGTCTACTAAAGTTCCTTGTTGGTCAACTTCCGTTGCAAGAAATGTAACTCCACGACGACCAGTAGCAGTATCCCCAGTTCCTACTTTTTCTCCCAAATTAATGGAAGAAGAAAATGTAGCCCCATTGGTTCCATTAAATTGTAATGTATACCTATCTGTTCCAATATCTCTATCTTCAAATACAACAGTTGAGTTAATTTCTTCAAAATATGTATTAACGGACGACGAACCAAATGTAACCGAACCCTGTAATCCATAAAGCCCAGAACCGAGTTTTCTACAAACACCGGCCGCAAATGTATTAGAAGAATCTAACAAAGACATTGATTCAAACGTTCCGGGGTCTGAAGGAATGCCATCATAAACTACAATACCGTCATTTCCCCTTCTAATTACATCAAAAAATGTATTTTCGTTTCCACCTTTAGCCTTAGCCAAACAAGTAGCTCCCGCTCCAATTCCCGTTATGGCTCCCAAGTTTAAAGACGCTAAAGTACCAGCATATGGAATTGTGTTAGAAGTAGTATATCTACTTGAAATTATGGAAGTATCCAATACCATACATTGCCAACCAATTGATTCATTGTCGTGTCTAAAAGATGATTTGTTACTTCCACCTATGTGAAATCCAATATCATTTGTTCCATCACTTAAAATTATATGAATACCACCATTTTCAAAAGTATCAATAACACCCAAGGGTAATATCCAAGCATATATAATTTCTGGGTTGGTTGAGAAATTTAATGTACACGAAGCAACATATCCACCCGCACTTTCAATATTTACAGGAATTCCTACACAATTAGTACTAAAAACCGGAGCTGGGTCAGAAGGAAAATCTGCAAAGGTAGGAGTACCACCACCTCCGGTTTTTACTGCTGTCCAATCGCCAGCATTTGCAGCGGTATTAACGGTTGTACGTGTATCACGTATATTCATTACAGGCATATATTATCCCTTTACTAACCTATCGTACAAAACTATTGAACAGGCTTGGTGTGGCCACAAATAAGCTAAATTAGCACTTGTTGAAATTTTTACAGATTCGTGTTCCGGTTCTTTATGTAATGTCCATAAGTCATAATTTGCCTTACCGAATACGTACAAAGCGTTATTTGGATGTGTATAATCTTTTAAATCAGTAGTACCACGTTCGTCTACCCAAACAATTGTTTTGTCAGAATTCTCTAAAAATATTTCCGGTAACGTAGCTTTTTCTTTCACAAAATTTCTGTTTATACCTGTAATTGGATGCATCCAATAATCATCAACACCAAAATCAGTTAACATAAATTCCCACAAATATTCTTCTTCTAATGGGGCGAAGTAGCCAAGTTCCCACATTCCAACAACAGATACGCTCATAATAATCTCCAACAATGTACTAATATAAATATCAAATTATAAAATAAAAAAAGTGGGGCACCCGAAGGTACCCCACTAAACATGACCGTTAAGATCACCTCCTTTCGGCTTTCGTTTTCTTTAAGTTATTTTATCGTAACCTTTTTTGCGACTTTGACCTCTTCCTTTACCTTTGGTAGAGTAATTGTAAGAAGGCCATTGTCAAATTTGGCGTTCACCTTGTCCATCTCATACTGGTCTACGACCTTAAATGAACGCCTGAAGGAACTTCTCTTGAGTTCCCTTAAGTAGTAAGTAACCTCTTCCTTATCTTGTTGAGGCGACTTACCAGAGATTGTGAGGACATCCTCGTCAATCTCTAATTCAATGTCGTCTTTAGTGAACCCTGCGAGTTCTGCGACAATCTCAACCTTGTCATCACGATTTACAATGTTGACCTTGGGGTAAGCTCCTTGCCGAGCGGAAACGCCCATATCACCGAAATGGGACTTAAACATATCGTCAAAGATAGTATCAAAGGAACGGATAAAGTG